TCGGCTTGATGTAGATCATGGGTCTGTCGATACGCGCTTACGCCCGGCATCGCGGCGTCTCTCACGTGGCGGTCAAGAAAGCGATCGATAGCGGGCGCATCACGCCCGAGGCCGATGGCACCCTCGACCCGCACCGGGCTGACGCCGAGTGGGCGAAGAACACCGAAGCGCCGCGTGCGGGCACTCGCGCTAGGCCCGTCCGGGCCACCGTGCCGCAGGAGACCGCCGCCAGCGCGCCCGCAGGCGACACCCACGCCGCCTTGCCCACCGGCGGCGCGTCCCTGCTGCAGGCGCGCACGGTCAACGAGGTGGTGAAGGCGCAGACCAACAAGGTGCGCCTGGCGCAGCTCAAAGGGGAACTGGTCGACCGGGCACAAGCCATCGCCCACGTCTTCAAGCTGGCACGGGCCGAACGGGAGGCGTGGATCAACTGGCCGAATCGCATCACGCCGATCCTCGCGGCGGAACTGGGCATCGATGAGCACACCCTGTTCGTGGCGCTCGACGTCGCCGTGCGCGTGCATCTCGAGGAACTGGGCGAGTTTGTGCCGAAGGTGGACTGATGAAGGCGGATGATTACGAAGGGGCGCTTGAGATCGAACGTGCCTGGCGTGAAGGGCTGCGGCCCGATCCACGCCTGACCGTATCCGAATGGGCCGAGCGCTACCGGATGCTCTCGACCAAGGAATCGGCCGAGCCCGGTCGCTGGCGCAATGCGCGCACGCCCTACCTGCGCGAGATCATGGATTGCCTGTCCCCGGCATCAAAGGTGGAGCGGGTGGTGCTCATGAAAGGTGCGCAGGTGGGCGGCACGGAACTGGGCCTCAACTGGGTGGGCTACGCCATCCATCATGCGCCCGGCCCGATGATGATCGTCTGGCCGACGACCGAGATGGCGCAGAGGAACTCCAAGCACCGCATCGATCCTTTGATCGAGGAGTCGCCGGTGCTGAAGGACATCATTGCCCCGCCCAGGAGTCGGGACTCCGGCAACACGGTGCTGATGAAGGAGTTTCGCGGCGGCGTGCTGGTGATGACTGGGGCCAACTCGGCCGTGGGCCTGCGCTCGATGCCGGTGCGTTACCTCTTCCTCGACGAGGTGGATGCCTATCCGCTGGACGTCGATGGCGAGGGTGATGCGATTCACCTGGCCGAAGCGCGCACTCGAACGTTTGCGCGGCGCAAGATTCTGCTGGTGTCCACGCCCACCATCGCGGGGGCGAGCATCATCGAGCGGGAATACGAGGCGTCAGACCAGCGCCGCTACTTCGTGCCGTGCCCGCATTGCGGTCACCGCCAGTGGCTGAGGTTCGAACGGCTGCGCTGGGATCGTGGGCAACCGGAAACCGCCGCGTATGTTTGCGAGGACTGCGAAACGGCGATTGCCGAGCATCACAAACCTCGGATGCTGGAACTTGGGGAATGGATGGCACTCGGTTCAGGTACGAGCGCCGGGTTTCACCTATCCAGCCTCTACAGCCCTTGGCGCAAGTGGCGCGAGATTGCGGAGTCGTGGGAGAAGGCAGCCATGTCGGAGAGCCGCTCGGTGGCGACCATCAAGGCGTTCAAGAACTCGGAACTGGGCGAGGCCTGGGTCGAGGAGGGCGAAGCCCCCGACTGGCAGCGCCTGTTGGAGCGCCGCGAGGATTACCGCATCGGCTTTGTGCCTGCGGGCGGCTTGCTGCTCGTGGGTGGAGCCGACGTGCAGAAGGATCGAATCGAGGTCTCCATCTGGGCCTTCGGGCGCGGCAAGGAATCATGGCTCGTCGAGCATCGCGTGTTGATGGGCGACACCGCCCGCGACGAGGTGTGGCGGCAGATTGGTGCGATGCTCGGCGAACAATGGGAGCACGAAACAGGCGCGCTGATGCCATTGGCGCGCTTCGCGCTGGACACCGGTTTTGCGACACAGGAAGCCTATGCCTTCGTGCGGCTGGCGCGTGATTTTCGCTTGATGGCGGTCAAAGGTTCGGCCAAGGGCTCGGCTCTGGTAGGCACGCCAACTGCAGTGGACGCTACGACGGGCGGCAAGAAACTGCGCCGGGGGATCAAGCTGTTCACCGTCGCGGTCAGCATCGCCAAACTGGAGTTCTACAACAGCCTGAGGAAGGTGCCGGAGGTGGCCGAGGATGGGGTCACGATTCGTTACCCCACAGGCTTCGTCCATCTGCCCAAGGTGGATGCCGAGTACCTGCAGCAACTGTGCGCCGAGCAGTTGATCACCCGGCGCGATCGCAACGGTTACCCGGTGCGCGAGTGGCAGAAGATGCGCGAGCGCAACGAAGCCCTGGACTGCTACGTGTATGCCCGTGCGGCGGCGAGTGCTGCCGGCCTCGACCGCTTCGAGGAACGGCACTGGCGCGAATTGGAACGACAGATCGGACTCTCGCCCCCCGGCGACCCCGATCCGAAAATCGAGCAACCCACTGAGGCCACCCAACGCGGTGGCCTCGCTGTTTCTGGAACCCCGAGAACGGGCCGGCGCGTGATTCGCAGCCGCTGGTTCAACTGATCACACCACCACTGGAGAGCCCCACCATGAGTCTGCAAACCCAACTCAACAGCTTCGTCCTGCGTGTCGCCGAGGAATTCAACACCGTCAAAGGGCGCACCGGCACGCTGACCGCGTTGACCACCACCGACAAGTCGAGCCTGGTGGCGGCGATCAACGAACTGAAGGCCGCCATCCTGACGGCGGTGGCCATCGACGACCTGACGGTTGCCACGACCAGTACCTACTCCTCGTCGAAGATCGTCTCGGTGCTCGATGCCCTCAAGGCCGACATCCTGGGCGGTGCCGACCCGGCCTACGACACCCTGTTGGAACTCCAGCAGGCGCTGCAAAACGATCAGACCGGCATCGCCGCGCTGACCGCCGCCATCGACAAGCGGGTGCGCTTCGATGCGGCGCAAACGCTGACGGTGCCAGAGCAACAGCAGGCCCGCGACAACATCGGTGCGGTCGCGGCCACCGACATCGGCGACGTCGCGACCGACTTTGTCGCGATCTTCAACGCGGCCCTGGTGTAAGTGATGAGCCTCGTCGCGCAACTGTCAGCGCTCGCCACCCGCATCGGCACCGAGATCAAGGGGCTGATTCGCCCCGACCATCCCGGACTGGCACGCGCCTGGGTCAATTTCGGCTACGTGGGCGGCGAGGTGCAATTGCGCGCCGCCTACAACATCGCGTCGGTGACTCGATTGGCGAAGGGGCGTTACAGCATCGCGTTCGAGACGCCGTTTCCCGACGCCAAGTACTGCTGGGTCGCTACCGGCAGGAGCAATACCACGACGGGAACCATCCGTTTTGCGGCGGCACGCGGAACGACCGATGGCAAGACCGCTAATTACCTCGAACTGGTCTGTACCAGTGCGGCGGCGTCGCTCGCCGACACACCCGAGATCAGTCTGGTGGTCTATCGATGAGCACACCGACCTATACCGAAGCGCAGTTGCAGGCCTTGCGCGATGCGCTGGCCCGAGGCGAGAAGCGCGTCACCTTCGGCGACAAGACGGTCGAGTACCGCACTGTCGACGAACTGAAACAGGCCATCACCGAGGTCGAAGTCGCGATGCACAAGGATGCCGTTTCCACTGGCCTGTATCCGCGTGCACCGCGCCAAATCCGCGTGACCACCGGGAAGGGATTCTGATGGGCTGGATCGGAACCATCAAACGCCGCGTCTTCGGCGGTACGCCCACCTACGACGGCGCAGGCCTTGGCCGGCGCACACTCGCTTGGACGGTGACCAATCCCGGAGCGGTGGCAGCGCTTGCCTACACGCAGGAGCAGTTGCGCGCCAAGAGCCGCGACCTCGTGCGGCGCAATGCCTGGGCCGCCGCCGGCATCGAGGCCTTTGTTGCCAACACCATCGGTACCGGCATCAAGCCACAGAGCATGGTGGAAGAGTCGGCCCAACGCGAAACCATCCAACGCTTGTGGTGGGACTGGTGCGAGGCCGCTGATTCAGCGGGGCTCACCGATTTCTACGGGCTTCAGTCGCTTGCCTGCCGGGCCATGCTGGAGGGCGGCGAGGCGATCGTGCGACTGCGCTGGCGGCGTCCCGAGGACGGGCTGCCGGTGGTGCTCCAAATTCAGGTGCTGGAGGCCGAGCACCTGCCAATGGCGATGAACCGGGAGTTGCAAAACGGCAACGTCATCCGTGCCGGCATCGAGTTCGACCGGCTGGGACGGCGCGTCGCCTACCACCTGTATCGATCCCATCCGAACGATGGCGGTCTCGCACCCATGTCCGGGTCGGGTGGCGTCGAAACGGTTCGTGTGGATGCCTCCGAAGTGATTCATCTCTTCCGACCGCTGCGTCCTGGCCAGATTCGGGGCGAACCGTGGCTCGCCCGGGCGCTCGTGAAGCTCAACGAGCTCGACCAGTACGACGACGCTGAACTGGTGCGCAAGAAGACCGCCGCCATGTTCGCCGGCTTCATCACGCGCCTGGCCCCCGAAGACAACCTGATGGGCGAGGGACTGTCGGACGCCAATGGCGTGGCCTTGGCCGGACTGGAGCCCGGCACCCTGCAAATTCTGGAGCCGGGCGAGGACATCAAGTTCTCGGCACCGGCGGACGTCGGCAGTTCCTACGCCGAGTTCATGCGCCAGCAGTTCCGAGCAGTGGCGGCCGCCATGGGCATTACCTACGAGATGCTCACCGGCGATCTCACCCAGGTGAACTATTCCTCGATCCGTGCCGGCCTACTGGAGTTCCGCCGCCGCTGCGAGGTGATCCAGCACGGAGTGATCGTCCACCAGCTGTGTCGCCCGATCTGGCGGGCGTGGATGGATCAGGCGGTGCTCGAAGGTTCGCTCACGCTCCCCGGCTACAGCCGCCGTCGGCGTGAGTACCAAGTCGCCAAGTGGATCCCGCAGGGCTGGCAGTGGGTCGATCCGCAGAAGGAGTTCAACGCCATGAAGCTCGCCATCCGGGCGGGCCTCACCAGCCGCTCGGAGGCGATCTCGGCCTACGGCTACGACGCCGAGGATGTCGATCGTGAGATCGCGACCGATAACGCCCGTGCCGATGCATTGGGCCTCGTCTTCGATTCCGATCCACGGCACGACCAGGCACCGGCTGCCGCGCCGCCTCCACAAACCGAACAACCCACGGAGTAATTCATGCTGCCACATCTCGCCTCCCGCATTTTCGGGACGCCGTTGCTCGTCCATCGCGCCAAGCTCGACGTGATCCTGTCCGCCCTTGGGCCACGATTGGGGATCGACAGCCCGATCCCCGCCGATGCCCCGGAACTGCTCGCGGCAGTACCCGCACCCCGTCCGAACATGCAAGGCACTGTCGGCATCGCCGTGATCCCGATCCACGGCACGCTGGTGAAGCGCACCTTGGGGTTGGAGGCGGCCTCGGGGCTCACGAGCTACCAGGACATCGGCGCGATGCTCGATACGGCGCTGGCCGACCCCAGTGTCACCGGCATCCTGTTGGATGTCGATTCGCCTGGCGGCGAGGCATCGGGCAACTTCGAGCTCGCCCGCCGCGTGCGCGAAGCCACCGCCGTAAAACCCATCTGGGCGGTGGCCAACGATGCCGCCTTCTCGGCCGCCTACGCCATCGCATCGTCCGCCGAACGCATCATCGTCACCGAAACCGGGGGTGTCGGCTCGATCGGCGTGATCGCGCTGCACATCGATCAGTCGGTGAAGGACGCCAACGACGGCTACCGCTACACCGCGATCACGGCGGGCCGGCACAAGAACGACTTCTCGCCCCACGAGCCGCTCACCGATACCGCGAAAGGCGAACTCCAGGCCGAGGTCGACCGCCTCTACGACATCTTCGTTGGCCATGTGGCCGCCATGCGTGGATTGCCGGAGATGGCGGTACGCGCCACCGAGGCCTCCCTCTACTTCGGCCCGAACGCAACGACGGCCGGTCTGGCCGATGCCGTCGGCACGCTGGAGGCAACGCTCACTGAATTCTCGATTTACCTCAGCTCCCGAGGCC